TTATAAAAGCCCGTTCACACAAGCTTCTAATTTATTTACCTCTTTGGTCAAACTTGCTGGTACATGTTGTTTAAGATACAACAATGTTCCTTGAACCATGAAATCTCTAGGCGCCTCATTATTGTTAATCTCCCCAACAAGCGCGTTCATGGATTCCTTATACTGCCATTTATCCGAGTCATCAATATCCGCATTTTCAATCCCGGCATTTAACTCCTCCAGCGCGCCCCGCAGTTTAGCTAGTCTTTTCTTTCTAATCATAGTTTGATCCGGCACCAGATTTTCTGTGTCCGCTTCCGTAAACACAATCTCTCCGCTCTCCAAAATATCCTTCACAAGTGCATCAAGCCTTCTCACCACATAAGGAATAGCCCGCTCAATCAATCCTGAATCAACATTTTTGCTACCACTAGCAAAGACATACATCGCCGCCATCCCGCTAAGCAACATCGTAATATCATTTATATAAGGCTCCGTTTCCTTCCCATAAACCTCTAACAACTGATTTTTAACCCATTCCATATTCTTAAGTCGCACATTCTGCAAGAACGCATTAAAATCATCATCAATCATCGTCTGAGAAAACGTAATATTCAAGATCTCCCCATTTTCCGTATAAAAATGAATAATAATTTTCAAGCACTCCGTAAAATTATCCTTCTTCGTCCCATCTAGCCCCATCGTATACTCCAAACGCTGATGCAATACAGAATACTCCTGCTTAAAAATCACAATTGCCAGTTCCTCTTTCGAAGTAAAATAATTATAAAAAGTCCCTTTAGAAATCCCAGCTGCATCAACCATATCTTGTACAGACGTCTTCAAATACCCTTGTTTTTGAAACACCTCTTTAGCCGACTTAATAATCCGCTGCTTCTTCTCCTTCAAAAAAACACCCCACCCGTTCTGTTATTATACCCATAGTATAATCGATTTATACTACCTATTCAAGATATCCATAATAAATATCATTATTCTTTTAAACAATAAAAAAAGCCTCGCATACTAGCGAAACATACAAATTATCCATATATTATTTAAGCCACTTGTCGGATTTGAACCGACGACCCCTTCCTTACCATGGAAGAAATGGCAATATCACCGCGTTCTCCCCCGTTTCTTGTTGTGTTTTTATATGCTATTTCATTTAACTTGTTAAGTATAAAATATTATCTAATGTTATCTAGTGTTATTTAGTTAAGGTGTTAATAAGGTGTTTTTTCTTCTTTCTCTATCATATAGAAGAAAAGTGTTTTATTTTTATTGAACTTCATAAAAATCTATGTAATAATATTCACGTGAGCGATACTATCGTTCAATCAATTATTTCATTCAACTATTTGCTGTTTGACATCCCGTTTTTTTACATCTGAATATAACAGCAACCTCGAACAAAAGCGTTTGGGGTATTTTTTATTTTCCATAGAAATTAATTGATATAACAAATGCGCTAAGCTTATGTTTAGCGTGTTTTTTTGCAACAAAAAAGCCCTAACGTGTAGTTAGGGTGTGTTAAAATTATATAGTTCTTTCAGTTTACACTTCAATTCATGTTTGTTATAATTGAAGTGTAAAAGATAACTTGTGATGGATAAAGCTGGGTTCCCGAATGGGAGTAAGATAATTTATTATCGAGAATTCCTTTGCTCCAGAGGTTATCTTTATTTTTTTGTCTTCTTTTTTAAATGTTCAATAGTTTTTTGAGGATTCTTTTTTATCTCTGTTAAGATAAAATCTATGATTGCTCTCGAATATGTATACTGTGAGTGCTCCCCTATAACATGACGATAAGAATATCTCTCTTGCGCCTTTAAAGAATAGAACTTCAAAAAAAGCTGAAAATCAGCAGTATTAAAGTTACTTCTAATTTCCTTAGTAAATACTGAAAAATGTTCAAAGTCAATTTTTTCTCTGCTCAATATTTTATTTATCTCTTTTACACAATTTTTTTGTGTATAAGGATGTGTTTTATTAGGGTCTTTTTGTTCCTTTATTATTTTAACAGGAATTTCTCCCTCTTTTGCTATTCTCACTGTGCTATCTGCATCGTTAATTTTCTTGGTTATATAAAAATTATGTTGAATGTCTATGGAAAAAGCTGGATTATTCTCTAGCTCTATTTTCTCTATCGCTTTTTTCGTTGTTAAGATTTTATCAGCTGTTTCTTTTGAATATTTAGACCTTATAATAGCTGGGTCTAAGTCATCTTCTTTTATTACTAGAGATAAAAAACTTTGAGTAATATACTCTGTTACATCAATATTATGAAACATACTCATTTTCTCTATGTAATTAAAAACACATGATTGAAATAAAGGTGCATATATTACTTCATAATCTTCAGTAATAAAATGAGTACTCACGTTCCTTAACTCGACTATTTTTTCTAGATTCAAACGTAATGGATCATGTTTATTTGTAAATATCTCCTTAATGCTATATTCTAAAGAAACAGTTCTAGACGGGTTATCCTTGAAGTATATACTATTTTCACCTTTATCGTTTATTAATTTAGCTTTTAACATAAGCTCCCATGAGTTGCAAATAAAAAAACTAAAACCTTCTACCCTATATCTTATTGTAGGTTTGTTATATATTTCCAAGCCTAACAAAAATGCTTCAATACTTTTCTTTACTAACATATCATATGTGCTATTCATTTAAGTACCTTCTCCGCTTTTTTACTATAATAATATCATAGCGAATGATTGAGTACAATAAACACATTACAAAAACACCCCCGCAAAAGCGAGGGCATCAAACTAGATTTTCTTAACAAACTTCTTGTTTGCAGTTAGAAAATAACCGCTTTTTGTTTTTAAGCGAGGTGTTCCACCCTTTGTTTTTCCCATTCCCGAAATCGTGAACACCGTTCCGGCCGGATATGTCCCGCCTGTTTTGTGCTTCTCGGTGAAGTCAACCGAATTGTATAAGTCGCACTGTACTAAAGTTTTTATTTTTCCGGGGTTTTCTGTGTAGTATGTGTTTTTGCTTGCTGGTGTGTGTGGTTTTCCTGCTTTCAATTTAGCTAATAAAGTTGTATTTTGCGAAGCTGTTCCGCTGTAATTTTTAATTCCGTAACTTGTCGCTAGTTTTTTACGATTCGCAAAGCTAGAATCTAGTTTATTCATATTCATGTAATCAACTAATCCCAGACTGTTCGTGTTTGTGTTTGCGCTTGGTTTAGAAGAATTACTAGTACTAGCTCCTTTTCCAAAAGTATCAGTTCCATAACCTTTATAATTAAATTGAAGGTGCGGATTGTCTACAAATCCAGACCAATCACCACCCCATTCAAGTCCAAGGGACTTCGCTTTTGCCACGAATTTTTTGCCTTTGTCTGAACGATAAGCACCCCAATCGACCGTTTTACCTTTCGCCATGACGAAATCTAGTGCTTGTCCTACTAAATGATAAGAGCGCATTGTTTGACTCGCTCCGCTAGCACTAGAATTAGCGGGATAACCGACACCCAAAAGACCTTCGATTTCATTCTTACTTTCCAATTGACTTTCATCATTCTTCCTCCTTCTTATCTTTTTTTTCTGCTATATATTTCCAGATAGCTTTATCCTCACGCTTGAGTAACGCAATTTCTTTATCATGATTATTTTGCTTTTCTCGTAAACTCATACGATCTTTCTTGCTTTCGGACATTTCTTCACGTAAGCTATTTAAAGTTATGTCCAACGAATCAATCATGTTTCGCAAAGGAGCTATTAATGCCCACCGGATAACAAATCCCACAATCCCTGCTATAAGAGTGACTAAAGCTATCAACTCGCCTACACTCATTCCTGCTATTGAAATACTGCCTAATACCAATTTTCATCATCTCCTCATTGTCACTCCATAAAAAATAAGCCTTGCTCGGCTTTAATCTAAAACATAAAATAATTGATTTAACGCAAAATAAGTAACGCTAGTGTCGACGGGCATAAAACTCATTGCATTGGCGGAAGACGCATGTACTCGACCACCAGTCGATTTGCTCGTTGGCGCGTAAGCCATCGCCGTTCTTGTTGTCTGTATCTCAAGAGGCACAGAAGCAAAAGCGTTAGCTGATGCCCATGCGGTTGATTTTTGAACTTGACCACGGAAAAACACAATTCTAATTCCAAAAATGCATAAAGTCATATATTGAGGTGTATTAAATTCGGCTGTAGAATATCCTGCGTTAAGCGGTAAATCTTTCCAACTTGTGTTATAAAACGAATCTGCATTTACAGATAAAGTTGTTTGTCCCTCCTTAGAGAAATCTAACGAATCACCGCGTAGCATTGCCTCTTTTAGTTCTCCGGAAACATTATGATCCATCAGTTGCTGTGCTACTTTCACACCACCGAGTGTTGTAACATCACTTTTTAAAATAGTAGAGCCGGCACCAGTTGGCAGTACTGTAGCAGCATTAAAGCCATCGTCATTCATCGTGACCGTCCCAGTAAACAAATTGCCTTCATCATCACGATAATTAATATTGTGAATAAATTCAGCACCTGTGATACTCCCACTCTCTACATCACCTAATTTCGCAGTAATCGCTGATAACTCCCCGACTTTTAAAGCGTTATAATCCAGAGGTATTTCTTTCCAAATTATCCCATCCCACTTAAAAACACCTGTTATAGTATTCTCAACCTCATCTATCTTGAACCATGTATCGTTTATCTTTGGAATAGCTGGCGGTAGCTCACCATAAAAAGGTTTATTGTTATCACCAGCTTTCATTAACGCGTCATTAGCTGTATCTATTGCTGTGACAGCGGAATCTTTAGCATCATTTGCTACTTGTTTTGCATCTGTTGCATTTGTATTTGCATCATTTGCTACACTTTCGGCACTACTAGCGATTTGCTGTGCTGTTTCAGCCTTATTACTTGCGATTGACGCAACTTTATTAGCATTTGTTGATACTTTCGCGTTTTCCCTCAATTGATTTATAATCGCAGGTGTAGCCGAATTAATATCAATAAAATCACCAACTACACAAGTGCTTTTTGACATATCGCTATAACAAATATTTAACTCAATAACCCTTGCTTGTACTGTAATTGGAGGACTCATTTCTAAATCTACAATTCTTACAAAACTTCCTTTTCTTATTCGATGTGCTTCAAAACCATAGACTTGTTCTAACATTAAAATATTTGCTTCATATTGATATGCTGGTGATGACAACTTTCTAAGTTCTAAAGTACCCCATTGTTTCAACGCTGCCGCATTTGTTATATTTTCATTTACAATCTTAGTCATTAAGTAACCTGTTCCGCTTGGATTGTATTGCTCATTTGCTTCATCATTATAGATATAATTCAATCCTCCATTAACAGAAGAAATGTTTAATTGTGTCCCATCAGCTTGCGTTGCGCCAAGGGGTATAAGAGCAGTCTTAATGTTCGTAAATAATACTTTCCTCGTTATTCCTTTAATGCCTGTACCGCTCTCAATTCGAACACCTTCATTATCCCCAAACTGTTTCGCGACTTTACAATAATAGCCAACTATCCTTCCCTGAAATGTTTTTACATAAAATTTAACTTCACAATCAAAAGCAGTACAAATTTGGTGTAGAGCTTCTTGAGCTGTTATATATCCTGAGAACTCCAAATTTGCAACTGCCCCTACATTTTCTGTATCTTGAGGAATCCATCCACTCCCGCCAAGCACATATGTTAAAGCGGGACCAATATTACTATTGGAAAAAGCGCGATCTGTCACAATTACATTATTCAAATCAAAGATAAAAACATTTTCGCAAAAGATTCTTTTTTGAGGTTTCGAACTATTGTCATCTCTGATGTCTTGCACTTCAATAATTTTGAATAACAATGAATCATCGTCTAAGTCTTGAAGCATTACATAATTTCCACCTGTTAAATATTTTGAACTTTCGTCATCTGTCGAAACAGAAAACTCATAAGTTGAATCAAAATCTATAACTTTCTCGGTGTGTGAATCATTAAAATAATGAGTTCCATTTGTTGAATCAACGGATATAGATTTTACAATTTCTTTATTTTCATCTAATATCAATAACATTTAAACACTCCTTTAAAAAGTTCTTGGCCTAACATATACTGTCCAATCTGCCGCTTCAAACGGAGATACATTTAATACTTCTGTTGTACCGCCAAATAACTTAAAAAAATGACTTCCTATTGCTAGATTCTGCATAAAAGGAATGCCATTTTTATAAATTGTTTCTGTTTCAAAATCAAACATTAATTCGTCAGATGCATGCGCTATAACTTGCGGAGCGGTATTTGCAACAATATTTAATTTTTCAACAAGTGTATCTGTGAAAAACAAATCGCGGTTAGGGTCATGTGTGCCTGATGCCGCAGCGTATATATTTAATTGAGCTAATTTTTTTGTGTATTTATTAGCGGTATCTACAAATACCTTTTTCTTCGTCCAGACAGGCTTTATATTACTATCTAGTTTGATAATTTCAGCGGTAAATTGATTCCCTATTTTAGTTAAAATAAAGTAACCATAAAAATCTCTGTATTCATTATATGCACCTGTTTGTACCTTCTCTGTCACTGTTTTATATTTTCCGTTAACTTTTTTTCTAGTTGATACTGTTTTGTATGTTTTAGTAACTTTCCCTGCCTCATTAAACAAATCTTTTTCAGGATAATTAGCAACATTTTGATCGCCAATAGATATTTTAACAATATTGACTTCGGTATTTGCGGCATTATCTTTTATTTGAAACGTTGCAATTTTTGCTCCTTTTTCATCAACAAGATACACTTCTAATTTACCTTGTTGCTTTTGTGCCGATGCTATGTTTTGAAGGCGCATTCTTACACGCCAGTTATCCTGCGCTTGGGGAAGAACTACTTTACTCATTGGTCCATGCCACTGTGCGCCAACACCATAATCAGATGCTCGAAATACATTTGCGGTTGAAGTGAAAATCCCATCAATAATCCCGTTATTTGCGTCTAATTGAAATGTCAAATCTGACTGTTGCATAGGTGTCCATGTAGCTAATACATTCATTGGATCGTTTAAAATTATTTCCGATGGTTTAACTGGAGTTTCTCCAGAATCTGGATCAACTCCTTCGCCAATGTATAAGTAATCCTCTTTATTCGATACAGCTATATAAGTGACATCCTGTTTTATAACTGCTCCAATTACAGGGCTGGTAGGTTGTGAACCGTGCACTGGTAATTTGTTACTTTCGCTAGTTAGCTCAAATTCTTCTTGTTCATAATAAATATATGGGTCTGAACAAACAAAATTCAGCGTTGCCCGTCCGTTATATAAAAGCCTATCTAAGTCTGTAGATCCTTCAAATCGACCATAATACGTCTTTTCAGGCGCATCATCAATTACCAAAGAGCGTTCTTCTGCATCTACCTGCATCAACCAATCAGCGACAGATGTAGCCCTCTCGCTCAATTCTTTAAGGCTATCTCCAATAATTTGTATTTCTAATTGTATCCCTCGTTGACCAACATTTGGTCCAAAATAAAAAGCGCCAATACGACCACTGACGCTTTCCGTATTACCTTCGTTTTGTGGGAACAATGGTGGTTTAATGTCAATTATTTCCACATGCTTATCAAATGAATGAATACCTTTATATGTGAATCCTAAACTCATAAAATCACCCCTTGTGCTCGATTAGTTCTAATAATACGGTTGTTTTGAATTTCTGTTATAAAATCTACCGTTTCCTCCGCCACCAGACGACCATCTAACATTGTTTTATTAACAATTTGAATTGGTTGTACTGTAACTGGGTTTCCGCTTCCTTGCGTTGCTATAGAAGCCCCTGAGTAAGCCGTAATTTCTTTTGTGTTCGGGGTAACTGGGACTGAAATAGCAGGTGATAGACTTGTTAAATGTTTTTGCATTTTATGAGCCGCCAAATCTATAGTATTTAGATTCTTAAGCATTCCGACTCCAATTCCCGCTGGCACTTGTTCACCAACTTCATCGCTCATTAGTCGAGAAGGCGAGTGGATTTTCAGTCTTTTCTTGATTGTCGATTCAATTGTTTTAGCTAGTTGATCCGCTTGTTTCTCTAGTGGACCGTTCATTTGCTTGAACCCTTGAATAATCCCCGCTACGGTCTGTACACCAAGTTTAGAGCCAGCAGTGCGATATTCTTTTGCTTTATCGAGTTCTTTCAGCCAAGAGGCGTTCGCATTTGCCAAATCTTTTTTAGCTTTATCGTTCGCCGCCTTGACAGCTTTATCCATCGCCACTTTATCATTTGCAGAAGCGTCTAAGCCCAGCTTATTTGCATTAGCATGTTTTTTACTCCACTCAGCTTGATATTGTTTCAATTGTGTATCAGACATGCCCGCAATTGCTTTAGCTTGTCCTGTTGCGCTTACACCCATGTTGCGTATCTCGTCTATAAGACCTTTACTAAGACCGCGTTTTTTCATTTTATCAAGTTGCGACATAAAATCTTTTTGTTGGGCTGTTTGTGATTTAAGATTTTTAGTTAAATCGCTTCCACTTGCTTTTTCTGTAACAGCAGCATCAAATAATCCAGTCTGATTATATGCGGCTTCTTGATTTGATTTAAGAGCATCGTTATAAGTCTTCTTCGCTTCGTTAATAGATTCCTTAGCTGTTTTATTTATTTTAGCTACGTTATCATAATACTTTTGTGTGCTGCTTTTTATCGACTTATTAAGCTTTGTTTTTTGAGTACTAATTTCTTTATTCGCACTTGCAATATTTAATTTGATTTGTCTTGTTTGCGCCGCATTTAAGCGATATTGCTTATTAATTTGTTTTAATTTATTAATGTACGATTGTGCGCTAATTGCGCCTGTTTTGTAATCTACTTGCACATTTGATATTTTATTACTTACATTTTTCGCATAGCTTGTTTTAGTACCTTTGGCATAATGAGGTACATTACTCAAAGCTTTAGCTGTTTTATCCCCTCGTAGCACTTCGGTACCTCGTGGTAGATTAAGAAGAACGTTACGACCTTTAGGAACAAAACTATTCCCATCCGGGGTGGTAATCATTTCTTCATAGTTGCTTCCATTGGCATCGTTAACTAATGCAGGTCCGCCTTTGTGGTTATTTGTCCCAGTTGCATAACCTACCTCTTGAATTCCGCTTGGACTTTTACCACTCGTTTTGTATGCAATAGAAATTACTTTTTGATTTTTCATGTTGAGCATATCACGCCACGAGTTTATAGCATTGTCAATAGCGTTTTTAGTAGCCTCTGCGTTGGAATTAATAACTAAATCTTTTCTATGGACAGCTATGTTGTTATAGTCGTCGACTGTTCTACTACCTCTATCTATTTTTGATAATAGGTCTCTGTTGTTTGCAAAAAGGTTTTTAAGATTCACCTTTTGTCCGTTATATTGAACAATAACATCTTTACCACTCTGAATTTTATTCCTAACATCATAGTTATTTGCTAAAAGCGTCTTTAAATCTACGTTCGTTCCGTTATAGCTAACTAACATCCCTTTAGAAGAATTCATTTTCTTTATTACATCAGAATTATCAACTACTAAAGTTTTCATTGATGGAGGTAAGTTGTCCCAAACTCCCATGTCTTGCAGAGCTTTTTGTAACGCCAGACTAGTATCTGCATTCGCAATCATACTTTTTTGTTCAGGCTTCAATTTATCCCAAATACCTAAATCTGACAACGCGTTAGCTACATGTATAGAGTCCTCATAACTGACAATTAATTTCTTTTCGTTGAAAGTCATCTTATCCCAGCGACCACTTTCAATAGTTGCTGTTGCAATAGTCTTTTTAGCATCTGTGGTTAATTTTGCTTCTTTCATGATGAATTTAAGATTATTCCAACCATCATCACTTTTAGCTAAATTGGATACGAATTCACCAACATTGTCTCTTATTTCAGAAGTTTTAGGGTCTAATACTAAGTTGTTCCATGCGGTATCTGCCATTTTTGCTCCATCGCCAATTAGCTTGCTGGCTTCGTCAGCTTTGCCCGCTTTTTCTTGTACATCACGTGTAAATTCGTCATAATCTAGTCCCATATCTTTTAATCCGCGTCGGATGTTTTTTCGCGCTACTTCATTACTTACACCTAACTTGTCGTATAACTGTTCTTGCGTTCGTATCCAAGCCGTTACACTAGATCGCACTGTTCTATTCTGATCTCTATCCAGTTGGTTCATTGCATTATTGTATGACGTTTTATCTATTAATTCTTTATCATAAGATTCTTTGAATGCTTTCTTTTGTTTCTTCGTTTCATCTGTTGTTGCTTTTGTGACTTTACCAAGATAGTCAGCTTGTTCAGTGAGTGCTTTTGTGCTTAAATTCTGCACCTCACCATTCATCGCTTTTATCAGCTGTGTTTTCTTTTTGTTGCTTAAGCCTAAACTTTCAATTTGTTCAATCTGCATATCTTTGTAAATATTGTTAACAATTTTCGATTGTTCAGATGTCATCTTGCCAGTTTTAACCGCATGAGATTGATAAATCTTTTCTATTTCTTTATATTGCGAATCTACGTTTGCCTTTCTTTCTTCTGCCCTCTTTTCAGAATCTTTCATGGCGTTGTCTAGTAACGCTTGTACAGCAGGTGAAGCTTCATCATATGCTTTCTTGAAGTCACCCAATGCATCGTCTGTATTCTTCTTAATTTCGTCCGCCATGTTTTTGAATGCACTGACAATTTTCTCGCCGTCTGCCGTTGCTCCTGATGCAAATGTGTCTAATGCCAATGTACCTTCCGATGCAAACTCATTAAATTTTCCCATAGACTTATCTGCCTCGGCGCCAATGTCATAGCCCCACGTTTTCACACGTTCTTTACTCTCTTCAATTTTACTTATATGTTTATCCAACGCATAGATTCCTGCACCAAGTAAAGCCGCGCCTGCTAGACCAATGATAGCTGGCAATGCTCCAAACGATCCTGCTAAGCCTGCCGCTGCTAAACTAGTTCCTTCTACTGCCGTTGTAGTAGCGCCAAAGCCAGCAGCTAAAGGGGCTAACTTGCTTCCTAAGCCTAAAATTTTGCCAAATCCTGCAAATCCTTTTATTAATCCGCCAGTCATTGATACTAGTTTTCCGCCAATCATTAACATAGGCCCTGCAGCAGCAATTACGCCAGCCCATTTTATGATACTTTGTTGTTGTGCTCCTGATAAGTCGTTGAACTTATCAATCATTTTGTTCGCCCACTCAATGATAGGAGTAAGCGCGGGCATTAATTTTTGACCTACATTTTGTTCTAATACTTCGAGTGAAGCTTTAAATTGGTCCACACCAAACTTACCAGCTTTTCGCATATTATCAGCAACTTGTTTAGTATATCCGTTTGCTTCATCAGCACCCTTGGAATATTTACGTAGAGAATCGCCTCCCGCTTCCAAAAGCGTATTGACAGCCGATAGAGGTTCGCGTCCGAAAATCATTGTTAAGAAAGAGTTTTTCTGTGTTTTTGTCATTTTCTTTGTTTTATCATTAATATCATCTAAAAGCGTTGGTAATGATTTCATGTTCCCGTTCGAATCTTCTATTTTAAGGCCAACGCTTTTCATTGCCTCTGCCGCTTGTTTAGAAGGCTTTAATAAACTTGTAAGCATTCCCCGTAAACCAGTACCTGCTTTTTGTCCTTCAATACCTCTGTTGGAAAGTAAACCAACTGCCGCGGCTGTGTCTGTAAGTGAGTATCCTAGCGAATGCGAGATAGGACCAACATAGTTCATTGCTGTTCCCATATCAGAAAATCCAGCCGCTGTTTTATCAGCTACATAGGTTAGCACATCCGCAACTTTGTTTGTATATTCCATCTGCTTATTTGTGTCTTTAGAAATCATTCCAAATTGTTCTAACGTCGAAGTAGTAACTGTCATAACTGTTTCGAACTCATCACCAGATGCACGAGCGGCGTTAAATATTGCAGGCATGGATGCCATCGTTTGGTTAATATCGTAGCCTTTTTTTACCATTTCTTTCATACCAAGCATAGTTTGCTCAGAAGCTACCCCATACTTAACACTAGCTTTCTGTGCATAATCAAAGACTTGTGTATAACGATCGCCAAACTCTTTCGCCGATTCTCCAGATTCGCGCAATAAAGAGTTAATTTCTGTTACTTCATTATCAAAATCCAGATATGCTTTTGTTGATTTAACCATGCCAGCAACGATAGGAGCCGTAAATCCAACGGTCATCGCGGTTCCAACTTTAGTTAACTTTTGCCCTGATTTTTCAAGCATATTTCCGAATTGTTCAACTTTGACGATAGATGAATCAAGACCTTTAACATTAATGTTTTTCTTATTGATTTTGTCGATATTGTCAGATGCTTTTTGCCCTTTCTTCGCAAAATTATCCATATCCTTATCGATTTTGTTCATCTGGCTTTTATAGCCATTTTCGCGTATTTTTATATCGTAATAAATTTCTCCCGCTTTACTCATATTTTCACCCCTCTTTCAGCTTGCTGTTAGCTCTCAAAGCCTTTTCTAATCCTTCTTCATTAGAAGCAGCATCCTCAAAATATCCACGCTTTAACATGATTCGATTTTGCTTTATTTTTTCTTTCAGTAAATGTTTTGGTACTTTGCTTCGTTCGGTCATTCGAATTTCAAGAGTTGTCATAAATGGCGTGTCACCACCGAGATTCTCGAGATATGTCCGGAACTCTGAAAAAGTCATATTTGACAATTCTTTGCGCAATCTGATACCGTAATACGACAAAAAAGAAGACTCGATTAAATCAAAGTCTTCAACTATTCCGTAATATTGTTTTCCTGCGGCTTCCCCTCGTCACTTTCCTCGCTCATATCGCTTTCAAATAATTTAGCTATAATGTATTCAATAAGCCCCTCATAGACTTTAGTTGGCAATGTTTTGGAATTGATTTCTTCTCTGTCTTCTTTGCTGAAAAAAATAGCAAAAATATCATCGTTCGTTGCTACAATTCCATCTGTGATAGTCATTAACAATTCATGCATGTTTTCACTATCCGGCGTTGTATGCTCTCCATCGCTTTCGTCGCCTTTCAATTTAGGCGCAAGAACTTGTCCTAAAATTTTGGGGGCTTCATCCAAAAGCGCACTGTACTTAATGTGTGCTTGTGCCGAAATGTCCGCATAATACATTTTCCCGTTAATTTCCAAAGGAAGTTTTACTTCATTTTCGTTAAATTTAAATGATTTCATTTTTTCCTCCAAATTAGTAAAAGCCCTCACTCAGAGGGCTTCGTATTTTGTTTATTAGGCAGATGTTACAGAAACAGAAACGTCATTTTTAACCGATGGTTTCACTTTGGATGCAACTGTGATTTTAATTGCAGTTACTGTTGTAGCAACGCCTGTCACAACACCATCACTATCTACGGTTGCTTTTGCTTCATCAGATGAAGTGAAAGTTACATCTTGCGGAGCACTTGATGGCAATACGCCTGCTGTGATATTAACAGTTTCTCCTACTTTTACTGTTTTAGAGGCGCTATCTACCGTTACGCTAGTTGGTTCAATGGTAGGCGCCGGCGTAAAAACTGGTGCGCCATTAGAATTTAATGTTGCAGAAAATGAACCGATATCGTTTGCGCCACCACCACCAAAATCATTAATACCGATTGGACCAGTGATTTCATATTTAGCACCCGATGGTAGTTTCACAATAATAGTTTTTTCCGCTGAAGCTCCAACTTTGTCCCATGTTTCACGTAATTTATTTTGCCCTTCATCTGAATCATTGTATTTCCCATCTAAACCTAACTCCATTGCCATCCCTGTTTTAACCGCTCGCTCAAACTTTTCGCCAAGTGTTGTGTACTGTTCAATATTAGAATTCAAGCTAATATCTAGTGTTTCCAAATCTTTAATTAATACTCCATCACCGGTTGCTAAATTTGCATCTCTCACGAAGATTTCAATTTCTTTTACTGCATATGTTGGCATTTGCCTACATCTCCTTTTCAAATAATATTGTTAGTTGATAAATCAAACGACCATCATCGTCATAATCGACTTGTCCGCCGCTTGCTACATCTGTTGCTACTACCTTCTGATTTTGGATATTCAGCTCAGAAGGGTTTGTTAAAAGAAAGTAGTTACGTAATAAATCGTATGTTCGTTTGCATTGAATTGTGTTTTTGTCATAAATTAAAAAGCCGATGCTCTCACGAACACGACTTTGCGTTTGTACTTGCTTGTTTTGAAATGTCGGTGCTTCATTAATTACTACCATTGAATCAAGCCCCGTTTGTTTAATGAATCCAAGTGTTTTTATAGCTGGGAATGTTTTTTTGAAATGTGCTACCAAATCTTCAATCATAAACGCATCCCGCCCTCTACAATTTGGTTAATACTCTGAATTCCATAACTTACAGCCATTTCGTACCAACGTGGATTCCGACGATTTTCATAATATTGTCTGCGGGCATAAGGAGTTAAACTAAACACTCTAGCTACAGTTGAATTTTTTTGGATGATAACTTTAAAATCCGAACTTCGTCGCAAGTCTCCATACAAAATTGGAGTAACAGGCTGCGCTAATTCAACCAATTCTCGCCCAGCCTTTGCAGCCGTTGACAAAGCTTTATTATGAATATCATCTATGACTGCATCTTTAAAACTACTAAAGCTCATGCTCTGTCACCTCTCCTACAACAATTTCGAAATGGTGAATACTTCCATCAGGATTTGGCGGGAAAGATACGCTCTGGACCTCACCTTTAATTAAACAATAGTCAGGAATTACAAAAGATACATTGTCTCCTTCACTCACAACAAAATTTAATTTGTTACAAAATAAATTAACAATATATCTTATGTTTAACCCTTCCTGTGTTTTATTTACGAGCTTTTCAAACTCATAGCGAAACATTGATTTATTAATTGCATCTGGTAAAAGATTTCCAAAGTCATCGCGCCCGCTATTACTAGTTATAGTAACTTCTGTGTTTAGGATAGCTTCTGGAATAGGTGGTAATTGAAAGCTCATTAACAGCCACCTACTCCCGCATAAAGCCAGCCACTAGATAAAAGCAAATCCATCACTTTGTCTGGAACGCCAGGTATAAAGTTGTTCGAGTTTTGTGATTGACCACCCATAGTTAATTTACCTAGTGTAAAGTTACCAATGCCAATAAACTCACCATATTTCTTGATGTGTTCACACTGCCACGCGACAGCTTGCTTAATATCATCATCTACATTGTCAAGGTCTACGATATTAGGCATAATTTGCTTGTCAATTGCTACAGAAGCGGCTTTTATTAAATTATCCGCTTCTGTTGGTTCGATACTTAAGTTTGTTAGACTAGCTAACTCACTTGCTGTAATATACGTTTTCATTTACTCACCCTCTTTATTTTTGGGCTCCTTTTTACTCTTGGATGGTTCTTTTTCTGGTTCTTTATACTCGAACTCTTCAAAACCATCATTTTCTAACTGCTTAATCAACACTTCATTGTCCGTATTGTATACCGCATTATCTTTTCTTAATTGCATAAACAACTCCTCCTTAAGCCACTGTAGAGGCGATAACCCCGTCTTTTTGTTGTTCTTTTACAAAAATATCATGGTATACACGATATTGATATAACCATCCGTCACCTTGTCCAACTGAACCTGGTGCATGAAGATAAATAGAAGCATGTTTAGTACCGCCAATAACAGAACCTTTATTGATTAGTAAATAATTAAGTTTCTTAGCACTAGCGGCTGGTTTATAACCATCTGTAAAATCAAAAGTATCATAGAAGCGGTCTTCTGCTTCAATTTCAACAAGTTTAACTCCATCAATTCCTGTAACGCGAGTTTCTAGACTAGAAGGTCCAATGTTTTGATTAGAAATTGTTCTAGTAAAATCCTTACTTAGTTCTAATGCAGCCATAACATCTACTGATACATACATCACAAGATTTTGCGTGCCATATTTTTTGACTTTTCGAATAGCTGCTTTAAGTGTGCGAAATACATTTTCTTCTGTAATGGTTTCCGCAGTAGAATAACCATTCTTTTTAGCTTCTGTAGCTAACTTTGAAAATCTGTATGCGTCAACCTCTGGTGCAGAGTGGCGCGAATTAAACTCTTTCGTAACATTAGCCGCTGTTAAAGCTTGTCCGGTTTCGTCCACATCCATAACATCCACGAAGAATTCTACATCACGATCAAAAGTAATTGTGTACGCTGTGTTCTCATTTGATGCTGAGCCTTCGTTATATCCTTTATTTCTCGTATGCGGTTTTAATCCAGTCGTTGTGATTGTTTGAATCTTAAACGTTTTTGCATCTAACCATAAAAGATTTGATGTTTCTAATTCATTTGTGTAAGTCCCAAACACTAATTTTTGGTCTAGCTCCTTACCGTACTTGTCTACATAGTTAATAGCCATTTTGCTATCTCTCCTTTTCTAATTATGAATTTAATGCTTGAATGAATGGGTCTGTGGCACTCGGCTCACTTGCATTGCCTAGTCCTGCCCCAATCGGTGGAGGCGTGTTACCTTCATCAGATTTTGCAATCCATTCCGGATATTGCTCTGCGAATTTCGCTAAGTTGTCGTCATTTCGCTCTTCATCCCCAAAAAGCTTCGTAAACGCTTCGTAACGTTCTTCTTTTACGCCGCTTTCTTTTAACTTACTGTGCCACTCTGCCGTTTGTTCTTTCTGAACATATTCATCCAGCTTTGATAGTGCCTCGTCTTTCTCTTTTTGAAGTTTTTTCAATGCCTTTTCAGATGAATCATGTTCGCCCACTTGATCGTTAAGCTGATTAATTTGGTCGTTTAACTTCGTGATTTCTTCCTCATGCGCGCTTTTGATGGTTTCAATCTCTCCATTAAATTTCTTTTTTTCAGCCGCTAAGCGATTCTTTACAATTTCATCCAGTTCTGCTTGGGTAAAATTCTTATCGTTCCCACCTTCAGCAAAATGTTGGATGTCAAACTTACGCTGTAAATAATTCTTCATATTTCCTCCTTTTTAAGCTCTGAGTGAGCCATCCCTGTCTATTAGTTGCCGGCAGGTAGGCAAGATTTTTATATCAAACCAAACAAAAAAAGCGTTCATTTAGACGCTTTTATAATTTCTCTATCCAATTCTCTCTCTAAGAATCGATTGTTATTCAAATGGTCTTGCAAAGCTTCTTCCCATTGCCTTACTTTCCCAGCTGTATATTGTTTAGAGGGACCTTCTGCAAGTATATCTTTTGTTTTCCAATCACGAACGCCGCGCTCGTAGTACCGTTGCTTACTTTGCGCTTCGTATTCTTCTTCATCATATGGCATAGGCTCGTCTGTTTCGTCACCTTCGAAATAAGAATATAAAAAATGGTGGCAATTTGGATGAAACAAGCCATCGTTTTCCGCTTCTTGTAATGTTTTATATTCATTGCTTTCGTAGTTAACTGATAGCACTTCTCCTTGCCAAGGAGCACAACGCGGACAACTTCTTACGTGAGCTGACACTTGAACTAATTCGTGCTCATATCTTCCAAGAACGCGTTTCATGGCATTTAAACCAACATTAAAAAAAGCACCTCTTGAAGCCATTTCCATGTAAGCTCCTGGTCGGTACTTTCTTCCAGACTGATCTATAACATTTCTTATGCCATCACCTAAAACATTAATAAGTGATGTTGCGATAGCATATTTTAAAATTCCATTGTTATCTTTTGTTTCCTTAACCACTTGTTTGTATTTGGAGGGCGCGATTTTTTGCCAATAATTAGCCATATCTTCCGAAATTTGGATAAGTGCATCACTTTCAGATAAATAGTCGTCATTTTGTATATCAACCTCTTTCTTAGTTTGATATCTGGCTTCCATTTCGTCCTCGTATTCGTTCACACAATCAAGATAAACACGATACGTTAGTTTATCTATTTTATCTCTCGTTTCATCTTTGAAAAGACTTATATGTGCTTTCAATTCTCTTTTAAACTTTATCAAACGCGACTGCTGAATGAATTTCCATTTTGTTGGATTCTTAGCGCCATGCATAACATGCTTCTTTATCAGCAAAAGCAACTCTATTTCGGCATTGTTAAAATGGTTTCGTAAGATAGATGCTTCTTTTTCGAAATCCACTGGTGCATGGTGATGACTCATCTAATCACCCGCCTTTCGTTTCAATTCCACCAATTGCTTCTGGGTCCGGAACCTCTCCAATCGAGTTTTCTAAATAGATACGTTTTACTTCCGCTTGAACCTCTTCATCTTCCCATTTTGGGTGGATTAATTTCACCTTTTCTTCTACACTCATCGCTAATGCGCTGTTCATATTGTTTAAAGTACTAGAAAGTTCATTCAAATTAACCGTCATTGGGTCCGGAAACTCAATTATTACCCTGATTTCATCACGTATTATTGCTTTTTCTTTATTGTTTGTTCCGCCAGTTAACAAATATAGGAAGTCCCAAAGCATCTGTTCGTAAACATTTTGAATAAGGCGTTTTTTCTTCTCAATTTTACGCACTGTCGCGTCTTGTAAACTCCAAATTTCGGTCGCCTTAACTTCTCTATTACCTAGATTAAAAGTAGCGGGATTATAACCAGATTTCGAAACAGCTTTCTGAGCAAAATATTCCATCGTTTCGCGATAACTACCGTCTCGGAAGTCTCCTTGCATGAATTGAATCATGTCATTTAACTTCGCACCAGCGTCCAACGTCCCTTTAAACTGCATAAAGTAGTCTTCATCTACATTCATGGACCATTCTTCTTTATCTGTGCTCTTATTAACTTTTTTCCTAAACATTCGCTCACTAGCCGCTATTTTTGTTTTTGTTTTCTCACCTTCGCGCATATAAACAGTGAAAAAGTAATCTACGGCAAATAAATAATTGGTACATTGTGATAAGTCCGATTCCCCGAGATTAAGATGTGGGTATCTAGTATTGCTTGGGCTATTATTTATTAAATACGCGCCCATACTCTTTAAACCAATTGATACAGAATGATTCAATTGAATATTATTTGTGTACAGATAGCTTGTAATCTGTTCTGGTAGTCTCTCCGCACCCATAGGAGTAGTTTTATCGCCATCAATTTTAATAACAGAATATGTTACAAAACCTCCAGATAATTTTTTCCCTTCCTTGTCCCATTGTTTTATTTCTCTGCTTTCAACTAAATAATAAATATCTGCTGTATTACTTGTGGGTATTTCCTCAAAGAAATTAAAACGAAATGGCTCATTGTTTTTAAAATCTATCCAAAATTGGCTAGAGCTATGAACACTAATAGATGGTCGCCCATTTAAAATGTTAATCTTTACAGCAGATACTCCGCTCCCCCCTGCTAATTCAACAATTTTCACGCTCTTACTATCAAAATTATCAATCCGTAACGCTTCTTTCAGTTGTTTAGTTAAGTTTTCATCCTTACTGCCATTAACCCCTGTTACATCAATACTTAAAGGCTTTCCAGATATATACTCAGCCGCAACAACAACTATCTCATTGCCTGTTCCGGAATTCATTAACTTATCGTGCACTGTTGGCACATATCCTTGAGCCCACAACGAAGTTAAATAGGAGTCTTTGCTCCATTCTTTTTGATTATCTGGAATAAGCGGCAGATATTTTGGTATTAACTCCGGTTCGCTTCCATTAGGTTTTCCATTTAGCCAGCCTTTAATAAAGCGTGTCATTACACTCCAAACACCCATTTAATCACTCCTTTCTATATATCTTCATAATTCCTATAAAAGTAGTTTGTAGCGTATCTACTTGTATCCATCGCGTGATTATTCTTGTCAACTGGTTTTCCGCTGTTCTCGTCGCGTACATACATACCAATTTCTTGTAGCCAACTGTAATGGTCATATTGATCGTTAGGTTGTTCAACAAGCAAATAACGCCTTTCGCTTAATAGCGACTGCATCCGCTCAATTCCAACCTCTATACCTTGCGCTTTACCTGTCACATCATGAGCATTGTTGTCTGCTCCTGCTGTATCAACACCAACCTTTTCCAGTTCTTCACGTAGCCAGCGACAGGCAGGGTCAATAAAAACAGGCTCATTTACTGGTACTTCATACTCTTTCATACACCATTGAATAAATTGTTTTATCTCAATGGCATAAGTAGAGCCGGCTTTCACTTGCCCTGTGTCACGCCCGCTGTGATAGTAGGTGGCAACTTGATTGAGGTTGTAAGTGTATCCGCCTTCCGCTTCGTGTTCTGTGATTACATAGCACTCGCAAACAGTCGCATCTTGTTGACCTCCATCACCAAAAAAGACCATTTCGATTGGATGGCCTTGCATTTTTTTAATTTGATTCGCTTCAACGTCAAACGTTTCATAAATGATGCCTGCTGGTAAAACTCTTTTCCCATACCAATCACGTTGCAACAAATACGCCGAATGTTTGACCTCGTTATATATTTCTTGCTTGCGTTCGTCTGAAAGAGCCGGATTGTCTTTAGCGGTCCAATGCCTCCATTTGTAACGCCCAGACTTCTCATACTGCGAAAAGATTTCTAACACTGGATGATTGGGTGCCGGTGGATTTAATTCTGCTAAATGAAATCTATTCTTTGCTGCAAAAGTTCGTCGAAAGCATTCTTCGATAAAATCTTTATGGAGTAAATTAATTTCTAAAAATGTAACGGTTCCCAGTGACATACCAGTAATAGCGCCAACACTATTGATCTTCCCGCCGCCTTTATAGTAAATTTTCTTTGGCCCATTCGGAGAATGTATAAGAAGATGATCGCCATGTTCATCATGTTTCATTTCTGCAAGATTACCAAATATGTGCATCAATCCAAAGCCGTCACCGTCCATAAACAGTCGAAAAGCTTGTTCTTGATTGTAAGCAGTGACTAAATGATTCTGGTCTTCTGAAATAGAGTATATATAAGCCATTTTAAAGATGTCTGCTGTGGTTTTTCCTGATCGAGGAGTTCCCTCGTTGACTTCAAGAGTTACATTTTGAAAAGGGAATGTAATAGTATCCTGTTGCTTTGGCGTAAATACTAGCTCATCAATTTTACTCAAGGTCTCCGTTTCCTCCTTTGGCAACATCTAATAGTTTATTAAGCAATGTAGTATCTTTTTCAGCGCCTTTAATAAGAGCTGTGCGGGCCTGTATATTATCTGTTGATGCAATAATTTGATTAAGCTTAGCCTTGCGTTCATCATGCTCATCAGCAATCGCAATAAATTGCTTAATCAACCCACTTAGTGTAGACATCGCACGACTTTGTGCATTTAAAAAATTCGCCTGTTTGTCCCAAGCGAATTGATACTCATATTTATCAGAACCACTTTCCCCGAATCCAACTTGTGTTTGAACTCTCGTTTCATCTTCGGAATTTTCTACCCACATAATTTTCTGTGCTCGGATAATAGCGGCGTATTGAATTTGTATCTGCCCCCAAATTAAATCAGCTGGTTCTTGATGGTCCATCATACTAATAATATCTATCGTATCATCCGGAAGATATTTAGAATACAGTCCGTGTGTACGTGCGTTTTGATTCCCTTTAGGAGCGGCGCCGCCTTTATTGTTCTTAGCATTCCCGTTCCCTTTCATTGAATAGTAACGCTCCTTTTGATTCGTAACGTTACTATTCGCGTTATCACTCCAGTTATCTTCCGATTTCCATTTCCTAATCTGGGATGGTTTACAATTTAACTTACTGGCAATTTCCACAAGTGGCATTGTCTTATCTGAATCAAGCCACATTTTCTTTGCTATATCTCTGTTTGGGTTTCTTGCTCTAGCCACTCACTTCCACCACCTCGCATTCTGTGTTTGTTTCGCTAATTAATTATTATCTTTAATCGTTCCTACAATGATGCTTAGCGCTTCTAAATAATCACTCTTAGCTTGTTCAAAAGTCTTACCATTTAGCATAGCTAACCGCTCTATTTTCATGTAATGAATCTGCGCTAATGCAAAGCTTTGTTCTTGTTCAGAGCCAGCTATGTTTATTTTGAATTCAGCTTCTTTTCCTTTTACCTCTGTTATTCCAGCTTTTATAATGTCTCTCATATAATCAACCCCTTATTATTTTCATGTATCAAAAAAGCCCCGAAATTCGGAGCCAAATTATCGCCCTACCGTGGGACACTTCTTTGAGCGGTGTTAGAGGTTCTATTTTAATATAAACAAACTGGTTAACGCACCAGTCAGCGCCACAAGCGTGTTTTACATCCAGTGTGGATAGGATATGAGAAGTGGAGCGCAGACTCAATATATGATTTATTTTTGTAATCATCTTCACTTCTCACTAATAACATTTTATCACCTTTTTTTGCTCAAAAAGTGCCAGAAAAGTGCCATTTTCAATTTAGCACTTCAATCCCTAAAATAGTCGCTAATTCAATAACAGCCTTTTTCTTCTCTCTTTTGTATTGCCTTTCCTCATATGGAATATCATTCATAATAATTTTATCTTGATAGTCATAAATATACTTTTCAATCAGTATCTTTCTATGAATGTGAACAAGTTGATTCAAAATAGCATCGTATTTTTTAACCGCTTCTTGTGCTGCATGAACGTTATCAACATTATGAACTGCAGCATCTTCTACTTTCGAATGAAACTCATTACCAAAATTTGGTGGCGTAATCTTATACATGGTTGTCATTGTTGGAAATTTACGATCACCAGCCATCACTCGAAGCATTAAATAGTCTTTAAAGAACTTTCTTACTGCTCTGACTGTCTGAATGTAGTTGATATCTTCAACTTGTGGTAGATTGAATAGTTGTCCCATAAAGTCGCCCCCGTGTTTAGTTAATTAAAATATATTTCCCCAAATCCATAACACGCCTTTTATCAGTGCGCCTAATATAAACACACTAGCCAGAATCCAAAAAGCCCAAAAAGCAATGCTTATGACCGTTGCTCCGATTTTGTTAATCATATTCCACCTCCACAATCACTCGGCTTTCTTCGTCTTTATCGACTATGAAGTAATCAGAAAAGCCCTCGATATAGTTTAGGTTGTCATTCTCTATAAATCCCGCCTTCATCATGCCGTCGAAAATAAATTTTTTAGCAAAGGCAATGTTGTCGGGATCCTTTCGTTTATTTGGAATTATCCAAGTAAATTTTAATCTGCACGGTACAGGAAACTTTACACCATGTTGCATGGCTAACTTCACATAGCTAGAGCATATATATGTCATTTGTTTTTTCACTTTAGCAGCGGCTTGTCTGTGCCCTCTCTCTTTGTTTATATAAGTGTTTAAGTCTGTTAACGGGAGCGGGATAATAATTTTATTGCTAGTTGTGGTAGTCTTCAATAACTCTTGTTTCATAAATGACTTCTAACTCCTTGTCCGATAATTTGTTAAGATATTCAATTGTGTTGCTTGTATAATTAGCGATGACGTCTATTAGTTGCTCCCTCTCTTTAGCTGTCATGTTGCCACCTTCTGACCTATAGACAAGCCGTTTTTTCTTTTGAATTTTATTAGTGCGCTCCTGCTAATGCCCATATCTTCCGCTATTTCCGTATCAGTAAGTTTTTTACTCAATCGTCGATATTCAGTGACTGTAAATATCGAAAGTAACTGTGTTGGTGTAGCTAAACCTTTCTCTTTATCTCCTCTTGCTTCTAGTGTTTCTAGCTTTTTAATTAAATTTTTTCTATCTGCGAGAGTCTTGCTTTTTTCAATCATCGTAATAACTTCCCATTGCTTTTTTCTTAATTCCTTTCTGCTCATTTTCATCGCTCCCCGTTATAAAATTAAATGCTCAAAATGGCAAATCATCCGGATTAATATCAATCGGCTTACCTTCACTTGCAAATGAATCGCTCTTCTGGCTCGTATCCGCTCGATATGAGCTTGTTTGATTGTCATTTGAATAATTAGCCTTACCTTGATAATTATTCGATGTAGCGCCTTCTGCGTTGTTATTTTTAGGTTCTAAGAATTGAACTGATTCAGCAACTACTTCCGTAACAAAAACGCGTTTGCCGTCGTTATCCTCATAATTACGAGTCTGTACGCGTCCATCAACGCCCGCCATGCTTCCTTTCTTCAAGAAATTAGCAACGTTTTCGGCTGGTTTACGCCAAACAACACAATTAATGAAATCGGCTTCTTGTTCTCCTTGTGCATTTTTAAATGGGCGATTTACTGCTAATGTAAAAGTCGCAACTGCTGCACCAGCTGGCGTATATCGTAAATCAGGATCTTTCGTTAATCGTCCTACAAGTACTACACGATTCATCATTATTTGCTTTCCCCCTCAATATCTTTAATTTCTGGTCGTCCTCCGTATTTTTCAAGCATGTAACTTTTCGCTTTTTCAACTTCTTTTCTAAATTTATCTAATCCATTTTCTTTAATTTTTTTCTGGATTAAAGGAATTACGCTATCTTTATAATATTCGATTGCTTTATCTCGAGTGTTTAAATCTAGAAAGTCTATGAGATCGATTGGAATATTAAACAATGAAGCTCCACTGGACATTTCATTAACGTGCAAGAATACTTGGGTTAATGTCCCTTCCGGATAAATTGCAAAGTCTATACCATCTATCGTCACTTGCATTCCCGCCTTCACAACCCAGCCACTTTTCGTCGCAATCTGAAACACTTTATCTTTTTCGGATATTTTTATTGTGTTAGTCATTCGTCCTCCTCCTTCTTCAACTCATTCACCATTTGATTGATTTCTTCCTGCGTGTTTACTCTAAACGGATGTACAACTTGTGGAAATTTTTGTGCAAAGAAATGTAACACTAAATTTCCGTTTTGAAACAATAATGTCTCTGTAATTTCCGCAACTTCTTTTCCGTTTAAAGGTTGACCTGTGCCGCGGCATTCAATATTTACATAGCCTTCGATTTCGCAAGCAGTGTTGACTGCTGCATATAAAACAGGCACTTCATGTTGATTTTTTATAGAAAGAACTGTGCTCTCCGCTGGCAATGAAATTACTTGAGAGTCTTTCATTTTTAAGGGGTACTTATAAATTTTTAGATTCATCTCATTTCCTCCTAATTAAATATCTAAAAGTCTGGTAACATCGTTAGCGGTGTGTCCATCCCACGCGGGGGCAAATTCCAGTTCCGGAACATCAAAGTAGTTCCAATTTTCCAGGTGATAGTGATAAGTAAACATACCTTTCGACGTAGAGATACCGACAATAAAATAATTGTCAAACATAGAACCGTCTTCATGTTTTTTAGATTTCCAACTTTTTAAACGATTAGCATTACATACCGTCGCAAATAATACCATTCTGTGAAAGTAGAGTTCCTCGAATGTATGCGAACCGTCTGAAATATTTCCTTTATTACCTAATAAACTAATTTCATCATTGATTTCTTTTATTGATTTCGGCTCCATTTATCCCAAACTCCTTCCGCACATCGGGCAATAGTTGATATTACAAGCGGTTAAGCTGTATGAATTGAACACACCTAAGTTGCTATTGCTGTCTAGTCTAACGACACCTGTTTCTTTATATTCTTCATCAAAACTCAGCAAAGGCTCGTTATTCATCATAGAGTCATCCTTGCAATACTCACACATTATTCCGCCATCTCCTCAATAAAAGAAGGAATTCCTTCGGAGATAACAATTCTCCTATCATCTTCCAACTTGATAATATAGTTTCCCGTGCTTTCCGTGATTGGATTAGGCAGTATATATTCAATGCTGATTACATTCACATTCGAATCACCGTTGTAAAATTCATAACCATGTTGCCCACCTTCTGGAGGTCTGCCTATTGAAAAACTCGTATTATCGTAAGGCAATCCACTGCGCCAACTTAGGATGTTTCTCGGTTTAAATGTCGTCATTCCATCACCTCTTCTAATATTTCTTCTGGGGTATCACAACCATTAATTAGCGTCTCTCTACCGAACCTATCATCAAAAGTACAGAAGATTTTTCCAAAGACATCATCAACTTTATACAAACGCTCTAAAGCGTTCGGAACGTTGTAATATGAACTGTTATCTTCCCATAGTTCATTGTTTAAAATGATATATTTATCACCTACGACATTTCCGCCTATTAGAAGTATTTTTCTTATAACTTCCGTATTTTCCGCTTTTGTATAGCTTTGAATGCCTTCCACAAGCGCTTCATAATCATAACTGTATAAATCAATACTCACTCCCATTTATTCCGCCACCTCTTTCATCAATTCGCAATCAAGCAAATTTTCATCTTCAATTAATTTTATATGTGCATCTGGTCGATACATAGGGTTAAACTCAGCTATTCGTATCGCCTCTTCCTCGTTCTCCGCTTCAACTTCGTACACTTCTTGAGATAAATATGTGATTTTATACTTCACTTCGCCACCTCTTTCAAACGTTTAATAATTTTAAGTAGTAACACTCTTACAGATCGTTTTAAACGCCTTGACTGAAAGGAATATGTTTCATGTTGTCGGTACTTCATTCCTCCGCCACCTCTTCCAAAATAAAATCAATCACTCTGTAATATCTCTTTTTAAGTTTTTCGTTATGCTTATGCGTTTGTTCAACAGACGCTTTAAGTTCATCTAATGTTCCTTGGAAACAACCTGTTATCCATATGTCTAATTCTTTAATATATGCTATTTGGTTGTTTCGTCTACTGGTATCTACTTGTACGCAGATAACTGTTAAGCCTTCTACATGTTGCCAGTTTACCCAATTTAAATTTGCGTCACTTAAATCTGTACCTCTTAAATTCGCATTATATAAATTTGCATTACTTAAATCTGTAATACTTAAATTTGCATTACTTAAATTTGCATTACTTATATCTGCAAATCTTAAATTTGCACCTCTTAAATTTGCATTACTTAAATATGCACCCCTTAAATTTGCAAATCTTAAATTTGTGTTTTTTAAGTCTGCATTACTTAAATCCGCTCTCTCGCCACCTTCGTTGAGGAGCCATTTCCCATGATTCTCTAATATGATGTCTAACTCTTCTTGTTTCATTCCGTTCCCTCCAACAATTCCGGATTTTCGTGTATGTTGCCTATCACTGTCATAGCTGCTGAATCAACGCTAGCATCAAAGTAGAATCTTGTATCGAAATCTTCGGGATCTTCTCTTGTGATTTTAATCCCATCGATTTCTTTCGGTATCGTTTCGCCACTAAGTGCAGGCGGCTTAATCAAATCAAGATAATACGCGCATATATCCGTGTCATATTTAACCACTCCAACATATTCCACTTCTTGGTAGTAGCCCATTGGAAAGTGTTCTAAAAGCACTTGCACAATGTCATTTTCAAAAATAGTTTTTTCGTCTTCATCTTCGCGACCTATACAGCTTCCAAGTGTTTTTTCGTCTATCGCGTGCATGTTATTAATAATAAAATGTGCATAAGTTAATGTGCTAGCGCCTTTTCGTTCATCTGCAAAAATGAAAGTAGCTCTATCCTCAAACTGCATTAAATTACCGTAAACCCATTCTCCGTTATCTATTCGTTTACCTCTAAACTCAATCTCTCTCATGCTTCACCCTCCAAATCTCTAACAGGAACAGCAAACTGCCAATAACGTTCGTCCATTTCTTTGATTTTTGCTTCTGTAAATTGTGTTTTAAAAATGTCATTTTGAACACTATCACTTAAAGACCGACGACCATCATTTCGTACATTGAGATACCCCAAAGAATTAGTAATAAGTTGTACCCAATAAAGCGGTTCTTTCTCGACTTCGTAGCCGTCAAGCCACGCGCGGGCGAGTAGTTCTTGATTATCAGCTGATGAAATTAACCATCCGTACATTTCATCAGGCATACCTGCATTGCCATAATCTAACAAACAAGCTAAATCGTATTCTCTTTGTTCACAGTGATTTATCCAGTCATCGGCAAATCGCGGAACTACTACCAACTCTGCTTCCTTTTCTTTAGCAATAAAACAATCTTTAGTAGCTATTATCTTGTCCTTAGAAACTTTCACTAAAGAGTTGCCTGTTCCAAACTCTTTACCGTTGTACCAACCACTTAACAATTCATTGCCTGCAATTACGTGTACGTTTTCGCCTTTTTTAAATCTCATGCTTGTTCCTCCTTGATTTTTTTAGAGTTAATATAATGCGAATAGGTCGCATCTGCTTCTTTTCGCCAACCATTCATCTCGTTTTTTGATTCCCTTCTATAATTGATTCGGTGATTTCTTATATAGTTTTTAACTAAGCAATAAGACAAATTCATTTCTGCTGAAATCTCTTTGATTGTGTACCCTTGATTTCCAAGATGACGAATCATTTTGTCATCTTCTTTAGACATGTGTTTGTTTGTCAGTCCTAACAGTACCTTTCTTGCCGCTACAGAGGCTTTTGTTCTTCTTAATCGTTCAGCTAATTGGTCATTCGACATAATAATATAATTATTTTTTAGTATCTCATCTTCTTTTTTGGTCCACGGACGCCTAATAAAAGAAACTGAAGAATCTCTTTTTCTTAACTTCACTAGTCTGTTTATAACTGCATCTTTTGTACGTCCTAAAAATTCGGCAGCTTTGCTAATATTGTCGTCGTTTTCATAAACAAAATACTCTAAATAAATATCCTCATCTTCTGTCCAATCATAATTTTTACTTATCCCAAGTCGCGTCGCTTTGTTTTTTATTGAATGATATGAGCGATTTAAAAAATTAGCTATTATTTCAGTGTCTACGTATTCGTAATTATTCTGTAAAACTCTGATTTCCTCATCTGTCCAATTTTTTCGCATCTAATCACCTCGCTACGCAATCTGCATCAAGACAGATAACATTTTTTGATCATCTTTCTTTTGTAATTCGTCTAACACATGCGCATAAGTTTCTTGTGTGACACCTACGTCAGCATGTCCTAATCGTGCTGAAATCGTATGAATCGAAACACCTTCTGCCAGCAATACGCTTGCATGCGTATGCCGTAATGCGTGAAAGCTAATCTGTGTAATGCCTGTTTCTTTGCATTTAGCAGCTAAAAAATTGTTGATGGTTGAATTGAATTGACGTTTGTAAGTGCCGTCTCCAAATTTTTCAACGAAAATGGGTTCATTTTCTGGTAAATCTTTTATAAGTGGTTTGAACTGCCCGACGATTTGCCAGTCTATTTTGATAGTCCTTACTGACGACAATGTTTTTGTTTTAGCAAATCCCTTGTTATATTTGTAATCCCATGTCTTGTTGATAGATATAGTCTGTGCTGTCCAGTCAAAATCAGCAGGAGTAATGGCTAAAGCTTCGGCATAGCGCATCCCGGTCTTAGCTACGAGCATTACGAACCATCCGAAGCCAATTTGGCTCGTATCGAGTGATTGTAATAACTTCGATAACTCCTCTTTCTGTAAGAATTTCCGTTTTTTCGCTCTTGTCGGTTCTGCTCCTTTTATAACAACTCTATAAGTCGGGTCTTTATCTATTAATCCATCATGAAACAAATCTTTAATGCACGCTTTTACATGATGATGAAAGTCTTTTACGGTCTGTTTCTCATGTGTTTCAGCATAAACATTAATAATTCGTTGATATTCTCGTCTGTCAAAATCTGAGATAAAAAGTTTTGGGCATATATCTCGAAGTTGTTTTGCTGCATTATAATATTTAGCTAGTGTTATTTTTGCAATTGCTCCCACTTTATACACTTCGACCCACTCTTCAAAGTAGTCACAAAATAGTATTTCTTTTTGCTTCTTAGCCATGTTTTCCCTCCTAAAAAAGTTTCAATTGTGATGTTTCTTCGTCCTCTATTTCTAACTCATTTAAATATCTATCAGCTACTGAAAGAGGGCTTTCTATATGTTCGATAACTGGTTCTAGCCATTTATGAATATTAAATTCCTTCTCTACGGTTTCACTGTGTGGCATGATGTTGAAAGAACTAAAATTTAATAAATCGTCTTTATCGTTTTGAATGAAATATATTTGTTTCGCTTCTCTTGTTAGCGCATCCCCGTGAATAACTGTTGCGTTCATTCCTCTAATTAATAAATTGAAAAGAAGAAAAGGTAACGCACGATCTGATAATTCTTCACATTGATACAAATACATAGATGGTAGATAATCAAACGGCGAATATTTTAGGCAATCTTCATACCATTTTCGAATCGTTAAACTACCTGTACCAGCGGCAACATCTAGTCTTGTTCCTCCCTGACCATCTGTTAATCCTCTTACTAATTGCGATGCAACGCTACTTATTGCAACTGGTGTAAAATCTTGTGCATATTTCTTTTTATTCGCATGTTCTTCTTCAAAATAGACGTGAAACCAATCTTTTTCTAAATGCGTATCATGTTGTAAAAACTTCTTAAATATCTCTTCTCGTTTTTCTCTATCAAACAATATTTTCATTAGCGCATCAGATGCTTGATATGATTCTTTTATTCCGATTAAATTATTAATTGTTTCCGTTGTTAATATCACGCCTGCACCTCGCTCCTAGCCGCTAATTTCGCTTTAATTTCAGCGACTTTCTTTTCTAAGTCTTCGCTTGATTCTGTTGTTGAAGTTTCTTGTTTTGTTTGTTTCTGGTCTTTGTCGAACCAGTCCGGCAATACTTCTTCTTTAACTGGTTTGTTATATTTGTTGTAAGTGGGCTTGTTATATTTTTGCTCTAACTCTATCTGTCGTTGTTTTTCCGCTGCATCAACATCAGCTATTGTTTTAAATCCTCTGCTTTCCCAGTTTTTAAGAATCTTATTAACGTAAGCGTAATTACGTTTGTTAGCTCCTTGCTCTGATGTAACTTCCAAAGCCTTCATGACAATTTCTCGATTACCTGCAAAATCATCTACCCAAGCAAGTAATTTTTCTAGTTCAACCGGAAGCATCATTCCGAATCCATTTTGTTCCCAAAAATCTTTGAAATTTAAATCGCTGTTGTTGTTAATATCTTTCTTTAATTCTTTAATTCTTAAGTTCTTTAATTCTTGTTTATGTCCCTTTCGTTGTACCATTTGATGTTCTTTCGTTGTATCTTCCGTTGTGTCAATCGTTGTCCCTTTCGTTGTTCTTATTTCCTCAGAAATGCCTTGAAAGTCGTTGTAATTACTGATTTCGTACGTTGTCCCTTTTTGTCTACTTTTAGTTATCGTTATCATGTCATTTTTTTTCAATAGTTCTAAGAACTTTCGAACCTGTTTTCTGTCCGCATTCCATCGATTTGAAAGCCATAATTCAGATGTATGTTTTTGTCCTCTTTTTATCGTTATTAACTCTCCGTTTATCAAAATATCCCTATCTTGGTGATTGGCTAAAAGGAGCAAATCCAACCACCATTTTAAATATTTTTCATTCTCCCAAATCCAATGTTCTTGTAGAGAACGATAAATTTTTATCCAACCACTAGACATGCTCCTTTTCTCCTTTCATTTAGATCATTGACCCTTGAACCTCCGAACCAGCTTCTAACGTGTCAGACGGCGTTATGGGCGCATCTATGATATCTGGTATTGATTCATCTTCTGTAACGTCTTTTCGTTCTCTTGGCTCTGCTTCGTCCTCTGTAACCGCTGTTTGCATATCGATGGATAAAATCCCCCATTTACTTAACATGTTTCTAAGAACGGTCTTTTTAGCCATCGCATCATAATCTTTTTTCCATCCAAAGTCTGATTTACTAAATTTCTGTTTATGTGCTTCAATTTCTTTACGAGTCCAATAGACCGTTTTTTCAAAACCATTAATTAACTGGAAATAGCCACAGTAACCAACGACTTTTTCACTTGTATTGTTGTCTAAATCTAGTTCGATTTCTTCGGTAAGTCGGTTCCATTTCAGTAGCTCACCTTCGCGCACTTCGATAACATTAATGCTTTTATATTGTCCTGTGCGTAGCGCTAACTGGATGTATCCTTTATAACCAAGTTGAAACTGTGCTCTGCCTTTATAAGGAACAATCCACGCATAACCTAAATTTTTGTCGATTGGTAAATCTAGTGTTGCAGCAACCATGGCGGAAGTAACAACTGTCATCGGGTCAGTTTTTTGTAAATAGTCGTCGCCATTATAAAGATTTAAAAGGGAAGTTAAAAATTGAGGCGCTTTTTTATCTAGTACCTTTTCGAATTTCTTGCGCATTGTCGGTGCTTCTAGCAAACCTTTTAAGTCTAATGATTGTGCGCTTGCTACTTGCCCTCCATTTTGTTTATTTGCTAATTGATTTTTTAATTCATCGTTAGTTGCCATTATTTATTCTCCTTCACTGCAAATTTTCTATAACTAGTTTCTTTACGTAATTTTTTGTAAATGTCTGGATGTTCTTCTTTTAAACGTTTAGTGTCTACTCTTGAAGTAATAACAGGCTTCCAAGTAATCGTAAATTCGTCTGCGATGGCTGTTTCAGCTTCTTTTAAATCATTCTTGATATTATTATCAATTTCTTTCTTTCGTGTCTCTAAAAGCTTTATATCGAGTTCTAAATTTGCTCTTTCAGCCAAAAATTCGTTATATTTTTTTGATAAAATAACTTGTTTAGCTTCTGACTTAGCAAAACGATCTTTTAAATATTTTTCTGCGGCACTTGAACCATCCAACGCAGGTGCCACATGTCCTTTTACGTTCGTTTCCCAAAAATCTAACTCAAAAGCAATAATTTGATTGATTAATTCTTCGTCGCGTTCAATCTCTTTCCAAATAAATTTATTCCCGCCAATTAAGACAGCCACATAAGCTTTGCTTTTTCCTGTTACCGCTAAATAGTGTTGTATTTGCACTAAATAAGTCGCTGGAACCTCATCCGACTCCCATTCTTTCGCAAGATAAGCTGAGGCTGTTTTACATTCCAAAAGTGCGTCTTCTCCTACGATAAATCTATCAACGTTCGCCAACATAAAATCATGCTCTGGATGTTGATACATCATGTTGCTACGTCTTACTTTCTTGCCAGTTCGCTTTTCGAATTCTTTTGCGACAACTTCTTCCATTTGATTGCCCCAGTATGCGGCTTCTCCCGCTGATTCATCTGGCAAAACTTGGTCTGTCTTATCTAACCACAGCTCAAATGCTGTTTTATACTGATTTAACCCCATGATGATTCCCGCATCGCTTCCGCCGATACCCAAGCGCCGAGTCAGTAACCATTGTGTTCTGTTCATGTCTTTTACACTCGCTAAGATGTTCATTGTCTTTTCTTTTGCAATAGCCATATATGTTACCTCCATTGATTTTTTAATAGATTCGAGGTATAATTCTGTTAAGGTAATATCTCAAATCCCGGACCTGCGCTGCTACGCGGGTCTTTTTTAATGTCTAAAATCATCGTCCCAAAGATCATCAACAACCATCGGATTCTCAACCATGTTTATCACTTCCTCTCAGCCAGTAGCCTGCAATTAGCGACATAAACGACACGAAAATCATTACCATAAATACATCCATTACCGAGTGACCTCCTCATAACCCTTTAATTTCAGTTCTTCGATATAGTCCGTCATTTTCTCGCAGCCTGTTTCAATTAAAGCTATCTTCTGTCTGAAAGCTGGATTAGCGATCATTTTCGTTCTGTCGTCTATGAAAATCTCACTATTACCGAAAATCGTTTGCTTACGAAAAATTCGCTCTGCCATTGTTGTAGCCTCCTAAATTAAAATTAGAATTAAAATCAAATTACATAAATTTATTAACGCTAACGCCGCTGCTATTATTACTAAGATGCTGAATAACACTTTCAAGCTCTTACCGCCTGACTAGCTGTCCCGCCACTTCTTACCCACTCTTCAATTTGATCTTCTACAAAAAATAGATTTGAACCAATTTTTGTATAGGGGATTTCGTCTCGCTTTACCATGCTGTAAAGCTTAGAACGACTAATCTCAATACCTTGTCGCTTCATTCTTTCTAACAATTCTGACGCTGTTATTGCATTAAACGTCATTTTTAACCACTCCTAACTTTTTATAATATTGATCACGTTTACTTAAAACTTGCTGTAAATCTATATTGAATGTTCTTGCTATACTTGTATTTAGAGTTAAAGCTGTTGCAATCACATCTGTTATTTCTGAAATTGCTTGTTTTGCTGCTTCACGCTGTAACATATCGCCTTTTCTCAAATTGAATGTCATTGTCTCTATGCCGTTTTTCAGTGCATGTACTGCTTCTTCAACTTCTAGTTCAAATCTGTTAGTTAAAGAAGCGTGATGGTTGTCTAAACCGTCAAAAAGCGGTGGTATCATTCCGTTGCTGAATTCATGTGCAAACAAGTAAGTACTTCGCGGTTCGTTGTAACTGTCAATTAACTGTTCTGCTTGTTCAAGTGATACTGTCCGCTTGCCTTTCAGCTGATTGCTTATTAGCGCCGGCGTTACATAACTATCTACCGCTAGTTCTTTTTGCGTGCGAGTTTCTGCTAAAACTTGCATCGCGCTTGGTGCCGATGTTGATTTTTGAAACATAATATCTCAATCCTTTTTTGTTATTTTTTTAGCGACTAATTAACAACTTATCGTTATATACTATTGTTAGTCGCTCCCCCGTGACTGTAAGTTGTCTGTATAAGCGTCGTTGTGGTAGGCGGCGCTTAAATTACTTTTAAAGTTTCCAATTCATTTGATTTAATCCCAAACTGGATAGCCATTTCTTTTACAACAGTTAGATAAATTTCAATTAAGCGCTGTTCTTCAGCAATACAATCTAATTTATTTAATTTCTTTATAGCTGTTGGACTCATCCCTTTTGCCGCCATTTTTGTTTGTCGATTTTCCAATCGTCTATTTAAATCACAATGGGCACGACTCTCAAAACGTTCATAACTCATTTGAATAATGCTTTTAAACGGTTCTGCTCCCCCGAAGTTTGCCGCAATCTTCCTCAAAATAACTTTTACTTTTTCTCTCCACTCATTGGCATTAACGCTGAAAATCAACTTCATGTTTTTAACTTCTTCTTTTACTTCTTTAGCTTCTTTTTCAGCGTTCGCTACTGCTAAGAACATTTGATTAAACATTTGTAGTTCTGGGCTTAACTGTGATGTATCAAGTTGAGCTTTGATGTGATTTTCCATTTTGTTAAATTCATTGATGTATTGAAGCTTAAATTCAATTGCTCTTTTACCAGTGAACCCCATTGCCAGTAAAGTAAATCCATCACGGTTCATATAAATCATTCGGTACGTTTGTTTGTTTTGCGGGTGTACATATGTGCTTTCTTGGAAAAGGTCTGCCCAATTTTGGACACCCTCTTTTAAATTATCCAAATCCCTTAATACATGCCGATGTTCTTTTTTAAAAGTTTCAGCTACATTTAATGAAGTTGTAACTGGTTGATTATTTTGTAATACAACTAAATTAGTCATTTTACTCCCCCTCAGAATATGTTCTTCCTTTTACCAATAACTCAAGTTTCAATTCAGTTAAATCGCCAACCGACGAATGAATGGTAAAGCCTGTAACACCAAATAGTTGAAAGCCGTCAAGAGTAATTGATTTGTTAGTTACTTCTAAATCATGCAGTTTTGCTTTTTTATGATTCTTACTCAAATATCTTATGTTCATTTTCTAGCCTCCTATTTTCGCAAAATCTCCCGTTTCTGTTTTAGCAACGTTTTTGGTAAAAAAATTCGATATATTGCATTTTAGTATCTTTGCCAAAAGAGGCAACATTTCTGCTTTAATTTTATACTCTCCTGTTTCATATTTTAAATATGTGGATGCATTCTTAAATCCTAACTTTATAGCCATATCTTTTTGAGAAAACCCAAGAGATTCTCTTTTTTCTCTGATGTATTTTAAATCAATTTCAACTTGCATAAAATCACCTCCGTTTCTGTTTCAGCAATCTTTATAATCTTAGTATACGTTGCTAAAACGGAAATGTCAAGTTCTATTTTAGCAATTTTTGCATTTCTGTTTTAGCAATGTGTTATCTTAATATTATTAAAAGTAAAAGGTGGTAAATATGAAAGTCAATGAAATGATTATCAATCTTAGGGAAAAGAGAAATATCTCTCAACGCGAATTGGCTAATCGTATCGGGATTAATAAAAGCGTAATGAATAGGATAGAATCTGGCGAAAGAGATATTAGAGCTCACGAGCTAGAAGCAATTGCTAACTATTTCGATGTTTCTACAGATTACTTATTAGGAAGAGAAGAATTCGACAACAGCGACTTACTTGCAGCTCATATCGATGATGACTTAACAGAAGATGAAAGAATAGAAATAGAAAAATACCTCAAGTTTATACGTTCGCAAAAAGAGGAATAGCCTAAATACAATTTTTTAGGAGGCTCATAGATGAATAAAACAAGTTCTGAACTAAAACAAGAATTTCCGGAATTGAATTTCATTATTGATAACAGCTTGCCGACGAAATTATTTGGCTTTATACAAAATAAAGTTGTCCATTTGCATCCATCGTTAACAGAAAGTGAGCTTAGATGTACTATTATAGAAGAGGCAATGCATTGGAAATACACCGTTGGGGATATAACAAATTTTAATAACATCGATAATATTAAACAAGAAAAATTCGCTCGTCGTAAATCTCATGAATACTTAGTAAATTTACAAACACTTGCATTATGCTACGATCTTGGCTACAGAACATATTATGAAGCTGCTACTTTTTTAAATGTTACTGAAAAATTTTTGATTGAAGTAGTAGAGAATTATAGAGAAAAATATGGACTAATGTATAATAATGGTAATTATATTATACATTTTGGCTCTACCATTCAAGTTTTCCAGGAGGATAACTCTTTTTATCCTTATGATTATGGGTGCTAATAAATTTTGACGAGGTGAACATATGTATTGCCCTAAATGCGGACATGCACTAGACAATCACGAAAATCAATGTCCTAACTGTCTAACACCAATCATTTATCAAAGCAACAACAACGGAAAAGCACAAAAAGCCGGCGAAATTATGGAAGAATCTGGTAAATTAATGTCAGGATGTGGTTGTTTAATGACATTGTTGATAACTATTCCTGTCATAGTAATTTTAATAATTATGTTTTTATAAAAAGGAGATAACGGGATGAGTAAGTATAGTTACTTGTTAAAAAAATGGTGGTTATGGGTGATTTTTTTATTGGTTATCATTGGCATTGTTTCTTTATTTTGGTATACACAAGTTTATTCTTCCGAATGGGGTAAAGGGCTATCAAAGGAAGACAAAGAGGTATTGGAAAAGGCAAATAAGTCAACAAACGAATTTAATAAATTTGCAAAAGAAGCTAACTCAGGCATCAAATCGTTTAATAATGACGCAACAATTAATCCACAAATAGTAATTAATCCTTTTACTAAAATGGGAGATAATATTACCGAAAGATCAGACGAATTTATTAAAGATTACGATGAATATTCTATCTCAATCCAAAATATCTTAAAAGATGATTATAATAATATAAAAAAACTTAGAGATGACGTTGTTGCACAACAGGAAGAAATTAAAAGTATTTACTCAAACGCTCATAATTATAACAGAGAATTATCCACTGTTGAATCTAGAATAGTAGAAAATATATATCAAGAAATGCATAAAGAACAAAAAGAAAGCTTAGGGTTAAAAAATCATGAATTCAAAAAAAATGCTGAGTTCAGTGATAAAGCAATAAAATTAATGCCTGGCGTTGATTAAAAGAGAGCCTCCGGGCTTTTCTTTTTACCGAAAAAAGAACATATGTGCTAAGGAGATATGATATGGCTAGCGAAGGTATAAAACTAGATGAAACTAAAAATAAGCGAAAAAGAATTGTCCCCGCTCCCGCTGGACTGATGCAAGAAATTAAAGAACTTGCAAAAGAAAAGCAAAAAAACAAAGATAAATTAGGTTTGTTGTGGAAAGGAACAAAAGATTTAGATGGGAAAACTGTTGTATTAATTTTCAGTCATGACGACGGCACCCCCTTTACCCCCGCTTCTGTCACTAGAATGTTTAATCGATTTTTAGAGAAAGAAGAAAATAACGATCTTACTAAAATATCATTTCATGATTTGCGTCATTCTGCTGCAAGCTTCCTTCTCGAACAAGGTATTAATGTAAAAGTCATTCAAAACATTTTAGGACATTCAGACATTAAAGTTACATTAAATACGTATGCACATATCACTGAAGATGGTTACTCAGAAGCAGCAAAAACTTTTGATAATTTCTATAAATCTAGTAAATAA